AGTCTGGTAGCGCACTTGATTTGGAGTCAAGGGGTCGTAGGTTCGAGTCCTACTAGGCAGACCAATTTGCTTCCATAGCTCAACTGGATAGAGCGCCACGCTACGGACGTGGAGGTTAGGGGTTTGAGTCCTCTTGGGAGCTCCAAGCTGCTATGGTGAAGGTGGTCCTCACGCTAGTCTGAAGAACTAGAGAACTCTGATCGTAACAGAGTGGCAGCACCAAGTTTATGCCGCCTTAGTGTAGTGGTAGTCACGTCAGTTTGTGGCACTGAAGGATCCAGTTCAATTCTGGGAGGCGGTACCATTTCGCAAGTAGGTCGGCAAGGTGTCGACACGCTCTCATAAGGCGTCTTAGACTGGTTCGATTCCAGTTACTTGCACCAATTATACATCTATATGGTGAGCTTCCACACCATATCCAACTATGGTAGCTCTTGTATTTCCTGCTAATAGGTGATGGTATACATTACCATCTTTATCTTTATGTCTCAAAATAATTGGTCTATCTATAGGTTGATTATTTTTAATCATTTCTGATACACGCTTTACTTTTTGTTTATCTTCTACACTCTTTATACCTTGACCAATTTCAGAATTGTTTACTTCTGTTCCTTTTTTAACTTTTTCTATGCTAGAATTTTCTAATGCTTTTTTAAATGCAGGTTTATTACTAGCAAATTTATGAATAGCTTTTTCTATAGCAGGATGTGGTGTTTCCATATTACCTGATTTTATTTCAGAGCTTTGGTGTGTAGTTTCACCGTGCTCATTATCAGACAGTTTTTGATAATCAGGTTGATTATATTTTACAGGAAAAACATTACCTTCAGAATTTGTTCTGAACTTTTGTTTTTGTAAATCTTCGTTTATAAATTGATTAAAAGTTTTCATCATTTGCCTCATTTTTTAATATTTATACTGGCGCATAGCTCAGAGGTAGAGCATTCCCCTGATAAGGGAAAGGTGGAAGGATCGTTACCTTCTGCGCCAACCAGTTTCTTGGGGGATCGTCTAATCGGTAGGACTACAGACTTTGAATCTGTCTATCGGGGTTCGAGTCCCTGTCCCCCAGCCATTTGCGGTGTTCGTCTAGCGGTCTAGGATAACGCCCTTTCAAGGCGCAGATCACGGGTTCAAATCCCGTACACCGCACCAAATAAAAAAGCTCCCACCTTGCGATGGGAGCTTTGTCAAAGGCAAATCGTTATTATATTATTTTGCTTTCCAAATACCATAAAGGACCCAAATAGCTACTAGTCCGAGAAGACCTTCTGAGCTTAATCCTTTAACTACTGAAGTTACATTTGCCACTACGTCAATTCCACCTAGGAAGGGAATTGGTGTGCCTTTAAAAAGAACACCAAGTACAAACATCATTGCAAGTACTGAAACGGCTAGGTCACTCAAAGCACCTACCCAAGTTTTTACAATCTTAAGAATATCCATTTTGGATCCTCCATACAGCTCAACATTGAGCCGGTATTATTTATTAAGGTTGATCGCTCAATAGATCCGCGTAGAGCCACGGTTAGCCTACACTTATAAATATAGCATATTCACGAAATGAGGTGTTATGTTATGCAATCTGTACAAGTTCATGTTGATAGTTATGATGAGCAAAATCATTCGGTAGTTGCTCATTTTACTGGAATTGAAGATGGTGTAGAATATACTACACCAAAATATTCATTCAGTGCAGCTAATTATGATTCTACTTCAGTAGTAGATATGGTCAGAAAACTTGCTCAAACTGGATTAGCCTATCTTCAACAAGAGGCAGCTAAACAAAAATCTACAAGTGATTCTGATTTTATAGAACAACTTAAAAATTTAAACAGTACAACTCATTCATTTGATTCTTCAGAGCTTACCCCTCCTCCAGTACAACCAATTAATACTGGTATTGCAGATAATCTGGAGATCCAATTATGAAGTTTATAGCATCTACAGTGTTGTGCAAGGGTTTTGCACTTTGTCGTGGTTTTATTACACCTAACGACTCTTATAATTATTCTCCAGATGATGCTAATATAGATACAAGATTCACTCAGGTTTTTTATATGATTGAGGGAAGTGGTTCAATACATCTTAATAATAATTTTGTTGGTCAATTTAATTCAGGTTCTTCCAACGTTGTTCCTGAGTATCAACAATACTATGATCAATATGTTAAGAGAGGAAACTCATCACTTCTTATTGACTTGAGAGGATTTCAGGGATCAGCTTTTAACTTTACATCAGGTAATAATGGTGCAGGTTGGTTATGCATTAATCCAGTTCCTGCTGATAAACTATTTGATTGTGACCTTATAAGAGGTAACACAAATACAACTATTACTGGTGATGGTAGAGAACATATAGTTATGTGTGCTAAGGGCAATATAACTATTAATGGTAAGAAGTTCGAACAATTTAATTATGCTAGAGTATTAGAAGGTAAAACAGCAGATATTGTTGTACCTAGTGATTCAGAAGCAATCTATTTAACTAGGTAATAAGATGGCACAGACTCCAAGCTCTGGTAACATTTCTATTGTAGATATTAGAACAGTATTTGGTTATGGAAACAATCAAACACCTGATGATGACTTAAATGATTATCATGGTGTAGCTTATTATGAAACCTTCTATCCTTTTAGAAGAGATAAATTTAATGCAACTATAAATGGTCAATTATCATTTAATGATTTTTATAATAAATCAAATACAGATCCAGCACCTCCTGGTAGTACAATAATAACAACTCCTGGTTCAAGCACATTCACTGTACCTGTTTTTAGAAATACATTATCTGTAGAAGTTTGGGGAGCTGGTGGAGGCGGTGGTGCTGGCCATCACGACTATACTCCTCCATCTGGTGCTGGTGGAAATGGTTCTTCTATATCCGTTCCTAAGTTAGATGGTACGTTTGATGCTACTGCTAATGGTGGAGGCGGTGGTGGTAGTGGATATCGTTATGGCAATCAAAATGGTGGTGGAGGTGGTGGAGGTACTACAAGTACATCTGGTGTATCTACTGGTTGTACGGTTACAACACTAAACGGTAATAGCGGTGCTGGTGGTGATGCTGGTGCTGGTCGAGGTGGTGCTGGTGGTAGCGCTCCAAATGGTGGTGCAGGTGGTTCTAGTGCTGCTAATGCACAAAGAGGTGGTACTGGTAATGCTCCTGGTGGCGGTGGTGGATCTGGTGGCGATAGTGACTTCCAATCTGGTAAGAATGCTAATCCAAACAGATCGGCTGGTGGCGGTGGTGGATCTGGTGGTTATGTTCGTATTGATGTTCCAAGATCAAAAATTACTCCTGGCATGTTAATATCCTATACAATTGGAACAGGTGGTGCAGGATCTCAACCATCTAACTCTCAAGGAAGTGGTGGTGATGGTGGATCTGGTGGTGTAAGATTCTCCTGGTCTTAATGTTGACTTTTACAAAGTAATAATCTAATATATCTTTATTGCCCAAATAGCACAGCGGTAGTGCAATCGCCTTGTAAGCGATAGGTCGGGAGTTCAATCCTCTCTTTGGGCACCATATCGGGAGAGCTGTTTGGAAACAGCAGCTGCAGCTAAAAGGTTCGAATCCTTTTCTCCCGCCCAGTTTTGCTGTCGTAGCTCAGTTGGTAGAGCAGTTGATTAGTAATCATCAGGTCGGGAGTTCGAATCTCTTCGACAGCACCATAATACGGCCTGTGAGTCGGCATGGTGAAGACGCTAGCCTGTCACGCTAGAGATGAGGGGATCGTTACCCCTACAGGTCGCCATAAATATCTAAGAAGCAGTGAGGTTGTAATGGGCAAAATTGCGCTATTCTTAGATCATCCAAGATGCTCGGTTGATGGTGTTAACGCCATCATGAATGCATTACAATCACAACATACATTTAAAATTTTTACACGTCACAAGATTCCTTATGATAATTTTTTCGACGATGTAGATGTTATTGCTGTTCCTGGTGGTGTTGGTGATGTTAACACCTTTGATAAAGTAATGAAACATCATAAGCAAACTATCAGGAATTATGTGGATAATGGTGGCCATTATCTTGGTATTTGTATGGGAGCCTATTGGGCAGGAAGCAAATACTTAGACCTCGTTAAAGGTCGTGATTGTGTTCAATATATGGGACGACCAGGATCAAAAACAAAAAGACCTCATCCTAAAGATCTAGAAGTAGATTGGTTAGGTAAAGAAGAAAAGATATATTGGTATGACGGTTGCAGTATTGTTGGTAACGGCAGGATGGATATTGTATCTACTTATGCTAATGGTGATGTTATGGCAGGCTATCAAGGGCGTGTTGGACTTATAGGTTCACATCCTGAAGCAGATGAGAATTGGTATAGTTGTCATTCGTGGATGAAAAAGAAATGGCAACCAGAAAAATCTTCTAACTGGGAATTGCTTTTAGATTTTACTAATGAATTGATTAAGAGATGATTGAATGGTTGCAAGTTTTTTTTGGTTTAGTTATAATAGATATATTGTATGCTATCTACACTAAGCAAGTACAAAAAGATAATCCTTTGTGGTCATCTACGTTGGCAACAATTATTTTTGTTGTCAATGCGATTGTTGTTATTAGTTTTGTCGATAATCATTGGTTACTTGTTCCTGCAGGACTTGGTGCTTTTGTTGGTACTTACATAGGTGTAAAAATTAATATCGGTGTAGTTTAATGGTAGAACAGCGGTCTCCAAAACCGCACGTGTGGGTTCGATTCCTGCCACCGATGCCATTTAAAGGAAAATAAAATGAGAAAATTAGTTGATTTTTTGTACACATTGTGGTACAATAATAATTATGGTGATCAATCAAAACATAGACAGTTCACTACTAAGTACGAAGATTTGTGTATGTAATTGTCTAGAAAGTTGTTATGCTTAGTTTTTTTCATAGAAAGAAAAAAGTCACTGTAGATTTTTTTACTTGTGATGTTCCTACATACGAACTGGTTCCAATCAACAAAGCCTCTAGTAACTACCCCGAATGGTGGAAACAACTTCCTGAAAATTATAAAGTTAAAAATTTTCAGGATGCTATACTAAGACAGGCTATGGATCCATTTCGTAATAATATGAAAAGATGTTGGGGTTTTACAGAACTCTTTAAAAGAGGAGTTATGATTAGACATTGGTGTGATTTATATGTAGAAGTAGATCCCACAACAGAAATGTTTAATTTTGTTTACTCAAATGGAGAAGCTCCAGAATCACATCCACCTGAGCAACATAATTTTTCATTCAGTAATTATTACCATATGAAATTTAAATCTCCTTGGAGAGCTAAAGAAAAACATGGTATTCCGTTTATGATGATTGGTGCTTTTTGGAACAATGAAAATTTAGATTTATCATTTTGTCCTGGAATTCAACAATATAATGTTTCTCATTCAACAAACATTAATTTATTTTTTCCAAAGAAAAAAGAAAGATATGAATTTTCAGTTAAGTTGGGTCAGCCTGTTGCTCATCTTATAAGTTTGAGAGACGATCTTGATATTGATTATAAGTGTCATTTAGTAGATGTAAATACTATAAAGAGTATGGACAATTTAGTATCTTCATCTTTTTTTGGGTCGTATGGTATTAATAAATTTATCAAGACACAACCAAAATCAAATTGTCCATTCCATTTTTAATAATTTAGGGTGATTAGCTCAGTTGGTAGTAGCGTCTGCTTTACACGCAGAATGTCGGGAGTTCGAGTCTCTCATCACCCACCATTAAACTTTTTTATCACCAGTACCTGATGCAATAATACAACCTACATTATCTTTGTATTCAAGAACAGTCCAAGTACCTTTTTCTTCATTTTCTAATAATGAGAATTCGGTTTCGAAATATTGATTTCTGCCTAATTTTCTTTTTATAGTCTCACCATACTCTGACTTAAGATAATTTAGACCTTCATCTAATTCAAAACATACTACAGGTTTTCTTACAACCTGACCAGGTGGTTCTTTGGCAACAGAACTAAAAGATAATAAAATAAACGGGACTGCAATCAATAACTTTTTCATATGGTATCCCTCTCAAATAAATATTTATAATGCGGAGGTAGCTCAGTGGTAGAGCTTCGTAGAATGCTAAATAGACTAGGAGGTATTCTACATGAAAGCAAGTTGTTTACATTGCAATAAAGAATTCAAATTTACTCCTAGTCAAAAAAGGGGATTATATTGTAGTAGTGTTTGTCAAGGTACTCACAAATCACTCTTGCATAAAAATGAATGGTACAATGGTAATCTTCATAGGATAGAAAGAATTACTTTACGTAGATATCTTTCTGAAGATAGAGGGTATAAATGTGAAGTTTGTGGAGTAAGTGAATGGCAAAATAAACCAATCACACTTCATGTAGATCATGTAAATGGTGATCCTAGTAACAATTCACCTTCTAATGTTAGATTGATTTGTCCTAATTGTCATAGTCAGACACAATTTTTGGGAGCTGCTAATAAGGGAAGAGGGAGAGGTTCTTTGGGTTTACCTAAACATTAAGCGGGTATGATGTAGAGGTAACCTGTCTCCTTGCCAAGGAGAATTCACCAGTTCGATTCTGGTTACCCGCTCCATTATTTTATTTGGGTATACTATGGAAGATTATGAAGTAGAAGCAATTGCTTGGAAGAATGCTAAGGACGAAGACCTTTGGATATTTGACAAGTTAATAGTTGCAAGAAAGCTAAGATACAACTGCGGCCCTGTAGGTATGGTAGTACCTAAACCTGATACTTATATCGTAAGACCCTGTGTTAATATTCCTGGTATGGGTCGTGGTGCAGAATTTCACTACATAAAAGATGATACTGGTCACTTACCATTTGGATATTTCTGGTGTGAAGTATTCAAGGGCAGACATATAAGTGTGGACTACAAAGAAGGTAAACAAATACTTACAGTCGAAGGTCATAGAAATTCTACAGAACTATGGCGTTTCAGTAAGTGGGAAAAGGTAGACGATGTTATTCCTCTACCTTCGATATTTTTTCCGTTGATTAAAAAATACGAATATATTAATATAGAATATATTGATGGAAATCCAATAGAAATACATCTTAGAAAAAATCCTGATTTTGTTCACGGCAATTCAATTGCCATTCCTGTATGGAAAGATGAACAAATATCAGTATCAAATAATCTAAGATTTGTTGAGTCCCCTGACTATAATAGGAAGGGATTTTATATAGACTGAGGAGAGCGGTCATGTTACGTAAAGAATTAAACATCGAAGAAGTGAAACAATACATCCAAGATCAGACACCAGAAACAAAGATCTATATCGGTGCTGACTCAGAACGTTTCCTCGTTAACAATCAATGGCATGCAGACTATACACTAGCCGTTGTTGTTCATAAAGATGGTAATCGTGGATGTAAGATCTTTGGTGAAATTCAACGTGAACGTGACTTTGATCAGCAACGAGATAAACCTCGTATGCGTCTTATGAACGAAGTCTATAAGGTTGCTGAATTGTATATGAAGTTGGCTGACGTGTTGGAGGATCGCCATGTGGAAGTACACCTTGATATCAATCCTGATGAACATCATGGTTCTTCTTGTGTTATTTCAGAAGCTACCGGATACATTCGTGGTATGTGTAATGTGGTACCTATGGTCAAGCCTAATGCTTTTGCAGCTTCGTACGCAGCAGACCGTTTAAAGGAATTAATGGCTGCTTAAAAATGCATAAGTATTATTATTCTTATAAAGGAGAATAAGATGGCAGTTTTAAGAATATCATACAATAAAGATTCAGATCCAACTGCACAATGGACAGTTGAAGAAGTGGGTGGAGAATCTACTACATGCGAAAATTTATCTATTAATGTTCCTAGTTGGACATTAGTAGATGATAGTGGATATTATATTGAATGTAATGGTCAAGTAACAAAAGTAGATAATTCAATCAACATTCGTTCTGAATAATAGAATTGCGGGTATGGTATATGGGTTGTGCCCCAGCCTTCCAAGCTGTAGAAACCAGTTCGAGTCTGGTTACCCGCTCCATTATCGGAGAGACCCTTTGTTGCAAAAGTCTGCAATATATAAATACTCCATATGGAGGTATTAAATATGTGGAATTGTAAACATTGCAACAAAGGGTTCGATTATACTAGAGCTACTGAAAAAGCAAATCATTCTCGTCATTGCGATCTAAATCCTAAAAAACGCGATAGTTATGCTCGAAACATAGAAATAATTAATAAAAGAATAGATAACAAACTTGGCAAATATCAAATATTTAATGTCAATTGTCAAGCATGCGAAAAACTATATTCAGTAAGAGAAAGAGCAAATACATTTCCTTCGAAAAAATATTACTTTTGCTCTAGAAGTTGTGCTAACTCTATTGGTGGTAAAGCTAAAGCAGAAAAATATCATTACGATGAGATTGCTTCATATACTACTGTTGCATGGAGACACCATGAAAAGAAATGTGTTGCATGCGGAGAAGATAGAATTGTAGCAGTACATCATTTAAATGAAATACATTCAGATAATGATCCTAAAAATTTAGTACCTCTATGTCCAACACATCATCAATATGTTCATAGTAAGTATAAGTATTTGGTTGAAGATAAAATTAATTCTTATTTAAAGGCAAAATGGGGTTAGGGACTGCTTGGGGTGGTCGCCGCACTTGCAATGCGGATATTCAGTAGGGTTCAAATCCCTATAACTCCACCAATTAGCGCGTGTGACGGAATTGGTATACGTACTAGTCTTAGAAACTAGGTTTTGGGGGTTCAAGTCCCTCCATGCGCACCAAACATAGAAAGAGCGGGATTTTATTCCCGCTCTTTTTTTAGCTATTAGAAGTTAACTACAAGACCTAACATTACTGCTAAACTATCATAGTTTTGACCTTTGTCAGCACTCAATGAAACGTTTAGTGAAACATTATCTGAAATTTTATTCTTTGCAGTTACTTTACCTGACACAACAGTACCATATGGTTCTGTTTGAGTTGCTTTTACTTCAACCACTACACCAGGTGATACTTCATTTTTAACACCTACATAAGGCATTGTATATGTCTTATTAGATGCTACTGTACCACTTGATAGTAATGATGAACCAGTTTCCTCAACATTACCGATGTCACTGTTAAGAACAGTTACACCAGCAAATGGTGTCCATCCTGCATACTTTTCTGGAGAATAAAATGCAAGATCAGCATATGCAGTCTTTTGTTGTGACTTAGTTTGGTTTGATAGACCAAAATTTGCAATTGAGTTATTAACAACATAATTGCCAATACCAAAACCTATCGAACCTTTTACATCTACAATATCAGACTTGTTTAACACATAAGCAGTTGCAGCATATGTATCACCTGTTACTGAAGAATTATTAAGACCGCTAGATGCAACCTTACCAGCAGATCCTGCAATACCTGCAGTAACATTTTCAACAGTTTTTTGATAACCAAAGTTTACATTTGTGCTTCCGATATTATTACCAGAAGACAATGAAACGTCTGCCCAAGATCCATCTGGAATACTTAGTGGATCAACAAAGAATGGTTTTACAATTGCATTATTATATGCATTGTTTCCACCACCAACAAATGCAGTTTGTTCTACATTTGCAGTATCAAAAGTAACAGTACTTACAGTTGTTGTAGTTGTTACAGGTGTACCGTTAGTAGTTACAGTTGAACCATCACTGTAAGTATCAACAGTAGTTGGTGTTGTAACAGTAACAGTAGTTGTAGGAGTTGTATGTGCAGTTATTGTAGTCTGTGTGATAGTCTTAGTATCACCAGAAGTAGCAGCAGTATAATTTACTGTATCTTGATCAACTGTTGCACCAACAGTAGATGTTGATGTAACAATATCAGCACCCGGTGCAGTACTTACGATAGTTGGAGTACCACCACCTGAACCACCTCCTGAATTATTAGGAGCATTACTTCCTGGGTTAGGAGCAATAGGACCAAATGCAACACCATGATCAAGAGTAGTACCTTGATATTGAGTTACAAAAAGAATAGGACTTAGAGCAGTATCAGAAAGATTAAATGAACCAAAACCTAGTCTGTATGTACCATTTTCATTTACAAGATATGTTGCAAGCTGCCATCCAGTAGCACCATATGATCCAACTGAATAGTTACCGGTACCTGCATTAGTAAATCCAAGAAGAGCATATTCCTTATTTTCACCATTAACTGTTGCAACAGTTGTACCAGTTTTATTAACAAGTGAAGTCAAGCTACCATCGTTAAATGGTTCGTAGTCTGATGAAACATATTGCCATGCTACGTTGAATGTTGTTCCGTTAGATAATACTATATCTTGATAGATCCATGCTGCATTGGTAGGAAGACCATTGCCAGTTGCAGTCATTGCACTTTGTATATCAGTAACACTTGCTGCACTTAGACCTAATGCAGTTGCCATTGTTTGAAAATCATTAGTACCATTTTGCAATTGACCTGTTGGTTGTATACTAACCATATAATCACCAGTAGGTGGTGTGATAGTCCAAGAATGTGAACCACCTGCATTAAACTCATGCATTTCTACTACAACATCGGTACCAATACCAGTACCTGAATAAGTAGAAGTTTGTGTTCCAGTACCACCTCCAACTGTCCAATCAGTATGATCACCTGTACCAAAGTTTAGGTTAGAAGGTGCACCCGTGATTGTAGTTCCACTACCTGAACCACTTCCAGAACCTGAACCACTTCCAGAACCTGAACTTGCAGTTTGTCCAGCTGATAGAGGTGTAGTGCTTGCCCATGTATAGCTTGATGTATCTGTGCTTGATACAGAAGTATCCATGTTAGTAAAACTTGCACTCTGGCCATAACTATAACCAGCAGATGTAGTAATTACAGTACCAAAAAATCCAGATCCAATATAGAATAATGCATCTGGACCAATAGCTTGTAATGTACCAGTATTGTGTACTGTTTGAGCTAATGTTCCATCGCTATTGTAAAGACCTAGTCCATATGTTCCTGGATTGGTTGTACTGTTAAAAAATTTAAAGTATTGTCCTGCACCTACAGTTGGGTGCGTAAAGTTCATATCATAAGGTGCAATAAAACTAGATGCGTTTAGTGTTGTTCCACTCCAATAATATTGAACGTCAAATATTTGATTAGTACTAAAATGCCCGTCGGCAATATCTGCTTTAGCAACAGACAGTGTAGATATAGCTGCTACAAAAGCTAATGCTATTTTACGTAAAAAAGACATGTTTATTCCCTCATTGGTTGAACATGATTATTCAATCAATCAGTCAGTCAGAATAATATAAACATGGTAAAGTTGCGCAAAAAGAATAATTCAGGCGCACATAATTAGTCGTTGACGTATTTACTCAACGCATATATATTTAGGTATTATGTACAAAATGGGTGGAAAATGAACGTTCAAAAAATCAAACATCATATTGAAAGTCTCAAACAAAAACACCAAGATCTTGAACACCTAATTAAAGAATCATATGATCATTATGATCCTGATGAAAAAATTAAAGATCTTAAAGTTAAAAAACTCCAAGTAAAAAAAGAAATTGAGTGGTTAGAAAAAGAAATTTCTAATAATTAAGGTTTTGTTATGAAAGTTGGTATTACATTTTCTACGTTCGATTTGCTTCATGCTGGCCACATTCTTATGCTACAAGAAGCAAAGCAGTTTTGTGATTATTTAATTTGTGGTCTTCAAACCGATCCTACAATTGATAGACCAGAAACCAAGAACAAGCCGGCACAATCTATTGTTGAAAGACAAATTCAGCTAGCAGCTGTTAAGTATGTTGATGAAGTTGTAGTCTATCAGACAGAAAAAGACTTGTTGGATATTCTTACGATATATCCAATTCATATGAGATTTGTTGGTGAAGAATATCGTAATAAAGATTTTACTGGTAAAGATTATTGCTTAGATAATAATATAGAATTAATTTATAATAGTAGAAAACATAGATTTTCTACAACAGAACTTCGTGGTAGAGCAGCAATTACAAAATGAAAAAAATTCTCGTAACCGGTTGTAATGGGTACATAGGTTCTCATACAGTCAAGGCTTTGAAAGAGGCTGGTTATATTGTTCATGGTATAGACAGAACCTATTCAATGAATAAGGTTCAAAAATATCTCGATATGTATATGCATGGTGATGCAAATGATTTTACTAAAGCATATAGATATGATTCTGTTGTACATCTAGCAGGTTATATTTCTGTAGAAGAATCAGTCAAACAACCATTCATGTATTTTAACAACAATACATTAGTTACTCATTGGCAGTTACATTTCAATAGCACTAATGGATGTGATAATTTTATTTTTGCTTCTACTGCTGCAGCATTTGATCCTGTATCTCCATATGCTCAATCTAAGCTAATGGCTGAAAGTCTTGTTAAAGCTATGGCAAGCAGCTTTACAATTTTTAGATTCTTTAACGTAGCTGGTAATAATGGTGAGTTTGGTCAGATTGGAAATGCTACTCATCTTGTTCGGATAGCTGCTCAGACTGCTGCAGGTAAAAGATCACACATTACAATCAACGGAACAGATTGGGATACAATAGATGGAACATGCGTAAGAGATTATGTTCATGTTAGTGATCTAGTAGACGGTATTGTTAAAGCAGTAGATAAGCCAAGTAATAAACCATATGAGTGCATTGGTACTGGAAACAACTATTCTGTAAGACAAGTAATAAATACTATGAAGAAAGTATCAGGTATTGACTTTAAAGTAATTGAAGGACCTAGACGTGATGGTGATGTACCATCAATTACAGTTCCTAATGGATTGATATCTGATTATATAAAATGTGAAAAGACTTTAGAAGATATGTGTTTGAGTGCTTATAAGATTGAGCTGAGATGATTTATATTCTGGTAGCATTAGAGAATGAATTTCCAATAAAATTAGACACCAATCAATACTCAGTAATTTATACTGGTGTAGGAAAGATCAATGCTACAATTCATGCTATTGGTGCATGTCTAGATCCTTTTTGTACTAAAGTAATAAATTATGGAACAGCTGGTGCTTTGAATAAAAATATTATTGGACAGCTAATTAATGTTGGTACAATTTATCAAAGAGATATGGATGCAAGACCATTAGCGGAGCTTGGAGTAACACCATTTGAAGAAGATGGTGGTCCAATATATGTTAGTGATAGTTTATTCACTTTAAGTACTGGTGATAATTTTGTTAAACAAATTCCAGAATTAGTAACAGATGCTGTTGATATGGAAGCATATGCAATAGCAAAGATATGTAAGAGAATGAATAAACCTTTTCAATGTTACAAATACTTGACAGACTTTGCAGACGAGAACTCAGCAATTCATTGGCAAGAAAATGTAAACAAGGGTATAGATAAATTTTTAGATATTCTATGATAAGTGAGATTTTGTTATGGCTATGAAATTTACAAATCCAAATTCAACAGTTATACAACAAGCTAGTCCTCCTAAGTCTGAAGAACCAAAAGACTCTGGTTTTGAACCTGCTACCGTTGTAACACCTACTCCTCCTGCTAGACAAACTCCAATTTCACAACCTGTACAAAGAGAAATTGGTCGTAGGAAAGAAATGGTTAACCATCCAGAACACTATGGTGGTAAAGATAATCCCTATGAGGCTATTAAGGTTATTAGAGCATGGAACCTCAGCTTCTCGTTAGGTAATGTTATTAAATATGTTTCTCGTGCAGGTAAGAAAGATCCATTGAAACGTTTAGAGGATCTTCATAAAGCTATGTGGTATTTGCAAGAAGAGATAGCAAGCGAATACGAAAAGAGTATTAAGTAATTAGGAGAGTTGGCTGAGTGGCCTAAAGCACTCGTTTGCTAAATGAGCGAACCTTAACCGGTTCCGTGGGTTCGAATCCCACACTCTCCGCCATTAATTATGAGGTAGTTATGATTACAGTTGTTGTTCCTACGATGTGGAAATACAAACCATTCATTAGGTTTGTTGAAGATATGACAGAGGTATCTTCTATTGGTGAAATTATTATTATTGATAATGATTCAGCTGCTATGCCTAACGATCCAATATTTTCTCATCCTAAAGTTAATTGCATTTCATATGGAAAGAACATATATGTTAATCCAGCTTGGAATATAGGAACAAGACTTGCTAAGCATGAAAACATTTGTTTGCTTAATGATGATGTAATTGTAGATCTTAAATTATTCAGCAGAATGGATAAATTCTTACAACCTGGTATTGGTGTTTGTGGAATATGTCCTGGGCTTCAACAAGAGTTTGGTCATATTCCAATTACATCTGGTGAGATTGATCTTGTTCATAGTCCAATGCCATACAATCCCAGAATACATTTTGGCATGGGTACATTGATGTTTTATCCCAAGTCAGAATATATTCCAATTATTGATGGTTTAGATTTATACTGGGGTGACAACTACATATACGATACGTTATACTACAAACTTAATAGAAACTACCAAATTGTAAATACTTTCTACCATACACCATATGCTGTGACGACCTCAACGATTGCCAACTCTGGTGAGATTTTGTCACGAGAACATCAAGTGTACAACAGAGAAATGCCAAATATTTTAGAACAAATTCGTGTGGAAAATGTTTATCGCACTGGACTTAATTAATGTTTTGTGCTAATATAATTAAATGGAAAACAAATTAGAAATTCACATTAAACGTCTGTGGTTGGCATATCGTGCCTACCACCGAGCATCTGTACGTAATGGTTCAGACGAGCTGGAATATGCTGACGCCTGTACTAATAACTTTCTAGATTATCTTCGTAAATGTACAAAAGAAGGTGATTCTGTTTATGACTGGGGTGACTGGTCAGGAGCAATTGAGAATCAAATTCGAGTTATTATGGGATTTATAGAAATATACGATAAACCAATCAAGCGTGATAAGATTACAAATAAAACTCGCTGGTCACTCTAAGGAGAATAAAGCAGAACAATGCGTATCGATAACGACATCAAACTTGACTTTAAAGACGTTCTGTTAAGACCTAAACGTAGTACACTTACTTCTAGAAAAACAGTATCACTAGAACGTGAATATACTTTCCGCAATAGTCAACGTAACTATTGCGGAGTTCCTATTATTGCTGCTAACATGGACGGTGTTGGTACTCGTCGTATGGCAGTCGAGTTATCTAACTTCAATATGTTTACTTGTCTTGTTAAACATTATGCAGGTGAAGAACTAGTTGAGTTCTTTCATGATGCTTCTATAATTGATCAAGAAGTACAAGATCATACTGCAATGAGTGTTGGTATCAGTGAAGATGATTTAGAAAAGCTTCAGTTTGTTAACAATCACTGTAGTAAGTTAAAGTATGTTTGTGTTGATGTTGCAAACGGGTATACAGAACGTTTCATAGATGTAGTCAAACATATTCGTGATAATTATCCTTTACTTACAATCATTGCAGGTAATGTTGTAACAGGTGACATAACAGAGGAGCTGATCCTTGCTGGAGCTGATATCGTTAAAGTGGGCATTGGTCCTGGTTCTGTTTGCACTACCCGTATTAAAACAGGTGTTGGTTATCCGCAACTCTCAGCGGTTATCGAGTGCGCAGACGCTGCTCATGGACTTGGTGGGCATATCATTGCTGATGGTGGTTGTACTTCTCCTGGCGATGTTGCTAAAGCATTTGCAGCTGGTGCTGACTTTGTAATGCTTGGTGGTATGCTTGCTGGTCACGATGAAGGTGGTGGAGATATTGTTACTAAGTACTTAAGCACCGGTGAATGGTCGTATGATCGTGATTGGGATACTTACAAACCAATTACAGAAGAAAAGAAATTTGTTAAGTTCTATGGAATGAGTTCTAAGGCTGCCAATGACAAACACTTTGGTGGTCTTAAGGATTACCGATCTTCAGAAGGAAGAGAGGTACTCGTACCGTATAAAGGAAAAGCATCCGATACAGTACGAGATATTTTAGGTGGTTTGAGGTCTGCGTGCACCTACGTAGGAGCCTCAAAGTTGAAATACCTCAGCAAGTGTACAACATTTGTTAGAGTAACTCAGCAATATAATAATGTATTTGAAAGGAATACTATATGATTAATTTTTCAGAAGTAAATAAAAATCTAGCATTGAAATTAATGCTTGTCCATGTTTTCATTATTGCACTATCTAATTACATTGTTCAATTTCCATTAGAAATTTTTGGAATTAAAGCAGCATGGGCAATGTTTACATTCCCACTCGTTCTTGTTGCTACTGACTTGACAGTACGTCTCACTAATAAGCATCAAGCTCGAGCAGTTGTTGCATTAGCATTCATTCCTGCAGTTATTGCTAGTGGTTTGATTTCTGAATGGCGTATTGGTTTCGCTTCTGCATTTGCCTATCTTGTAGGTCAATTGTTTGACGTAACAATCTTCCAACGCATACGTGAAAAGTTTACTGTATGGTGGGCAGCTCCATTTGCTGCAAGCATTATCTCTAACATTGTTGACACATATGTGTTCTTTGGTACTGCTTTCCATAATGGTAGCAATGAGTACATGGCAGCTAACTGGCTTGCAGTTGCTAATGCTGACGTAGTATTCAAGATCATTGTAAGCCTTGCTATCATTCTTCCAACTTATGGTGTTCTTTTGAACTACTTACAAAAGCGTGTTCAACAAGACTAATAAATAATACCGGCAGGGGGTGCTTTCTGCACCCCCTTTTTTTATTATGAGGATGTGATGGGCGTAGATATTTCAGTTCTTAATTTTATTGCAGGCCACAAACAATTTGTTAAAGGTAACACCTTACAAATTGGTAGACAGGGTTTACATTATGCTGGTTCTTGGGCAGATAGATCAGGAAGAAAAGCTCAAATAAGTAATAAAATTTTATCTGACCATGGTATAACATTTACAGCAGAGCAGACTGTAGATGGTGGTGATGGTCATACTGAAAAGCTATTTAAAATGTTGGGTGCAGATACTGTCGATACTATTGACTATTCACCTTACGAAAATTGCTCAATTGTTCATGATTTAAATCTTCCAATCGATACTAAGTATCATAACAGCTTTGATTATATTTTAGATGCTGGTACAATTGAACACATTTATGATGTTAAGACAGTTATAGATAATTATAAAAACATACTAAGAGTTGATGGTGTAATTGCTATCCTCACTGTATGTAATAATTTTGCTGGACATGGGTTTTATCAATTTAGTCCAGAATTTTTCAGAACAATATTTTCTAGACAAGCTGGATTTGAAACTATTAGTTTAGATCTTTATGAGTTAACATCTGATGAGTCGTTTGAAGCTTATCAGGTTTCAGAACCTAGAAAAGGTGATCGCCAAGAATTTCAAACATCTCAGTTCCCCCACTACATTGCATTTGCTGCTAAAAAGATTGAACACATTGACACTACAAACTTCCAACAAAGTGACTATCTCAAGGCATGGGGTCAACTATGAATAATCTAGTTATTGGATCTATTACATCAAATTTAAATTGGGATCAATGTAAGCTGTGGGTTAACTCGTTGAACCAATCTGGTTATAAAGGTGATAAGTTAATTGTCATATTTGGTGATAATCAAGAACTGGAACAAAAGTTTCAACAAAATAATTTTGAAGTTGTTTCCTTAAGATATTTGGAACAACATGAGCACGTATGTGTTGTAAGGTTTTTTGTTTACTATGCAATCCTAAAAGATAGATTAGACAAATATAATTTTGTTTTAGCAACTGATGTCATGGATGTTATCTTTCAGAAAGATCCTTTTGAATTCTTAAATCGTTCTGGACATTATATTATTGCATCATCAGAAAACATCAAATATAAAGATGAGATGTGGGGTGCCAATAATGTAAGAACGGCATTTGGTGATGATGGTTATGATAGAGTAGAAGACAGATCAATATACAATGCTGGTGTGATGGCTGGACCAATTAAATATATGGTTGACCTTTACTTTTTAGCTAGTAAGATGTGTGAAGGTCTCCCACAACAAGTTCCAGGTGGTGGTGGGTCAGACCAAGCAGCTTATAACTTAATACTTTCTACAAAACCATTTATAGATATTACTAATTTTATTGGCCATGATTCAGGTTGGGCTTGTCAAGTTGGTACAGTAGCAGATCCATACAAAGACTACAGTAAAGTTAATATAGATCCCAATCCAACTTTTGTAGATGGTACAGCAAAAACATCAACAGGTGTTGACTATTTTATTGTTCACCAATATAATCGTAATCCTGTATGGAAGCGTGCTATAGAAGAAAAATATAAATGAAACAAAGTTTAATCTTTAGTGCTGTTGGTATACCTATTGAGTTTTATCCAGAAGCATATGATTCTGATAACCATTGGAGGTACACTAAGCCTGAGCGTTTATATGAAACTGTTCTCTACAGATATAACAATCTAGATGTTGAACCAAACACGTATGATTATATTAGTTGGAACAATACAGGCTTTAAATGGCAAATAGCTTATAAATTCTTGCAAGAGTTTGATTGGACTGACTATGAATATGTTGGTTTCTTCGATGATGATTTAATAACTGATATTAATAATATTAACAGAGCTATCAAGACTGCTTATGATAAACGTGTTAAGCTTTTTCAATTGTCTACATATAGAGGGTCTGAAAGTTCTCATGGTATCCTTCATCAACGTGAAGATCTAGAATATTCAATTACTGGTTTTATCGAGGGTATGTGTAACTTTGTACACACCTCATGTATTCCTACTTTATTGAAGCTATGGGATCTACACGATTTCAAGAGTGGGTATGGTTTTGATGTCATACTCACTAAAGTTCTAAAAGAAAAGGCTATGGTAGTTCATAGCAGTTCTGTTTACCATCCACCAGCTTCTTTCAAAGGTTACACTCCATCATACTATAAGGTAGATGAAGCTAACAGAGAGATGCATCATATATTTCAAAATGTTTATCCTGACTTTATGATGAAACAATATAATGAATATGTTTTGCCATTGTTTGGAATAGACTACTCAGTTTACGAAGAAGTGAAAAGGATTACAAATGACTAAAGATACATCTCATCTTGGAGGACACTATAACTTTACATCCATGTTTTTAGATGAATTGGATTTCATTAAGAACAAATATAATATCAAGAGTATGTTAGATATAGGTTGTGGTCTTGGTGGTATGGTTGAGTTTGCAAACTATATCGATATCTACAGCATTGGTGTTGATGGTGATAGCACTCTTGGTCAAAAACCATATGTAAAATATCATGACTTTAATGAAGGTCAATTGGAGTTGGATGAGAAGTTTGATCTTGTATATTCAATAGAATTTTTAGAACACGTCTACGAACAATATATGCCTAATTACATGCCTTTGTTCCAAAAAGCTAATTATGTTTTTGTTTCATGTGCAACACCAGGACAGGGTGGATATCATCATGTAAATGAACAATATAGAGATTATTGGATTGAGAAATTCGATGCGTATAATTTTTCATACGATCAAAATACTGTTGAAGAAATTATTGAAATAAGTAAAAATAAAGACTTCATGAAAAAGAATATGATGTTTTTTATTAACAACGAACCACATAAAAATATAGAATATAAAAAACCATTTGAAATAGAGAACATAGATAATATTATTCATGGAAGCATTTCTGAGTTTGTCAGACGTGGTGGAAAGGTTTAAGGGGAACAACATGCACGAGATGGAAACCAAAGTTCAAGGTAGAAGCTATACAAGTAATCATGTTAAGCTTCTCAAGCATATGGATAGGCTTTCTATTATCCAAAAAGGGGGACGACCAAAGCCAGTAATGTTTCATATGTCACCTTGCAATCCTTGCAACTTGACTTGCTCTTTCTGCTGCTTTGCAAATCGCAACTTGAAGGAAATGCTTACTAAGGAACAAATGATCAAAGCTGTTGATCAGTTTGCAGAACTTGGTGTTCTTGGTATGGAATTCACAGGTGGTGGTGAGCCTACACTTCACCCTGATCTTAACTTTATGATTGATTACATTCATGCTAAAGGAATTAAGATTGGTATTGTTACCAACGGTTCTCGTCTAAAGAAGATTAAGAACTGGGATAAGGTATCATGGGTACGTCTTGGTATGTACGGATTTGATGAAGGCTATGATTATGATCTTTCTGTGTTTGAAGGTCTTACTAACATTGAAATCTCAGCTGCATATGTGTGGGATGGTGCATTAGAGACGTCTACCAATCCTAACATTACTGGACAATGGACAGAATCAAATAGCGAACTTGCAGGTAAGAAGATTCTTGCAAAGAATACCTATAAGGAAGAAAACTTTATTCGTATGCTTAAGTGGGTAGAAGAGAAGAAGATACCTTGCCGCATTGCATTTAATGCTATCAAGGATCCAAAGGAAACTGCTAAGGACATTGAAAAGATTCGTGGCATTCTTAACAACTTCGAAGCAGAGAATGGTCCATTAAAGTTTGCATTCCTTTCAGACTTTAACTTTAAAGGTACTCGTCGTAACGATAACTGCTACATGCATATGGTTAAGCCTTGCGTGTTTACTGATGGTAATGTTTATGTTTGCCCATCAGCAGAACTTGCACCTGAGAATGGTTACCACGTTAATGCTGAGTTTAAGATTGCAGACATTGATGGTATCTTAGATTACTATAACTCAATTGATGGTGATATTAGTACAAAGCGTAGACATCATGCTTGCTCATTCTGTAAGTATGCTCTTCAAAACGAACTTATTGATGACATCGTAACAGAAACAAGACACAACGAATTTGCTTAAGGATTTTTATTATGAATCTATTTGATGAAAAATATTATGAAGATGGTATCAATAATCATATTAGTGGTTATGAAAACTATCGCTGGATGCCTGAGCGTACAATTCGTGAAGCAACATCTATTATCGAGAAGATTAACTTTGAAACTGTACTAGACTTTGGTTGTGCAAAGGGGTTCATGGTATATGCTATGAGACTTCTTGGTAAAGACGCTTATGGTGTTGATATTTCTGATTATGCTGTTAAAGCAGGAATGCCAGAGGTAAAAGAATATCTCAGTGTTATTAATGGCGTTGATGATATCAAAGGTAACTATGATCTTATTATGGCAAAAGATGTTCTTGAGCATGTACCTTATGATGTACTTCCAAGTATCTTAAAAGCATTCCGTATTCGTTGTAGAAACATTCTAGTTGCTGTACCATTGGGTGACAACAAGAAGTTTCGTATCCGTCAATACGAAATGGATATTACTCATGTTATCAGAGAACCTGAAGAGTTCTGGTTAAAGGCTTTAGGTGATGCTGGGTTTAAGATTAAGTTCTTTGATTATCAGATGGGTCATCTTAAAGGTAACTGGACAAAGACTCATCCTTTTGGCAATGCATTTATTGTTGCGGAATAATGGAACATTTTTATCAAAATATACAAGGTTTTTGTAACTACGAGAATTTATACAACGATATTCTAGATTTAATACCAGATAATTCTAAATTTGTAGAAGTGGGTGTCTGGAAGGGTAAATCTATTAGTTATGCAGTTGTTGAGTCAATTAACAAAAACAAAAATATTAATTTTTACTCAGTAGATACATTTAAAGGTTCTCCAGGAGAGCCTGTTCTAGAGTATCATCCCTCAGTAGTTAATAAGACACTATATCAAGAATATTTAAGAAATATTAAGCCTATAATGAATTATATTACTACAATACCTTATGATAGTATTTCTGCAGCAAATAGATTTGTTGATAGAAGTATAGACTTTGTTTTTATAGATGCATCTCATAAGTATGAAAATGTTAAAGCTGATATTCTAGCTTGGTTACCAAAAATTAAAATAGGAGGATTCATTGGAGGTCATGATTATGACAGCAATCCAGATAATCCCGATCATGGCGTATACTTAGCTGTTAATGAAATATTTGGGAGAGAAAACATTAATGCGTACTATAATGGTGGTTGGTCAAGTTGGTTATATGGGGTTACAGAATGAGTAAGAATGTTTTAATTACTGGTGGTGCAGGGTTTGTTGCTCACCACGTTGTAGATTATTTTTTAACTAATACTGATTGGAATATAATTACATTAGATCGTTTAGATTTTTCTGGTAACTTAAATCGTCTTCATGATTTAGTAAAAGACAACCCTAACAAGCATAGAGTAAAGATAGTATATCATGACCTCAAAGCAGCTATTACTCCTCTCACTGCTTCCCGTATTGGTCCAGTTGATATTATTGTTCATCTGGCCGCTGGTAGTCATGTCGATAGGTCTATTGATTATCCCATGGAGTTTGTTCTTGATAATGTTGTGGCAACATGTAATATTCTAGAATATGCTAGAGGATGCAATGGATCATTAGAAAAGTTTATCTACTTCTCAACTGATGAAGTATTTGGTCCTGCACCACATGGTGTTAACTACGATGAATATGATCGTTACAATTCTACTAATCCATACTCAGCAACAAAAGCTGGTGGTGAAGAGTTAGCAGTAGCTTACCACAATACATACAAACTTCCTATCATTGTTACTCATACAATGAATGTATTTGGTGAAAGACAGCATCCAGAAAAGTATATTCCTAAATGTATTAAGAAGATTAGAGATGGTGAAACAATCACAGTACATTCTGATGCATCAAAGACTATACCAGGAAGTAGACATTATATTCATGCTATAGATGTTGCTGATGCAATTATGTTTCTGATTAATAATGCAGAAACAAACAACGATCCTAACGACACAACTACTAGTGGTGTAAAGTGTCCTAAGTTTAATATTGTTGGTAAGCAAGAAATAAATAATCTACAGTTGGCTCAAATTATTGCTGATAGCCAGGGTAAAGAATTGAAGTATGAACTAGTAGACTTCCATTCTTCTCGTCCTGGTCATGATCTGAGATATGCTCTTAGTGGTGAAAGAATGAAGGCAATGGGTTGGGAACCAAAAATTGAATTGACTGAAAGAATTAAACAAGTTGTTGATTGGACACTAAGTCGACCTGATTGGCTTATTACATAAGGAATACAGAATGAAAAAGTTATTATTAGCTTTACTATTTTTTCCAACACTAGCATTTGCTAACCCTATCGATGATAAGTGTCCACAACACGTTAAGTGGGGTGCACCAGTACCAGTAGTAAAGGAAAACATTCAGTATCTTTGTCGTACTGGTTATGCTGTAGCCTATAGTACAACTTACAAGAATCCTCTTTATGTTGCTGAACACGTCTCTAAAACTCGTATTGGTGAAGAACCTCGTACAGAAGACTTTAGACCTGACCCGGAAATTAAACCAGAGTTTCAATCAACTCTACAAGATTACAATGGTGCTGGATATGATCGTGGCCATATGAGTCCAGCAGCTAACAATGGTTCTAACAAACAAGCTATGTCAGAGTCATTTCTTCTCTCCAATATGGTTCCACAGAATCCTGGCAACAACAGGGGTATCTGGAAACAGTTAGAAGTTTTTGTCAGAGACTGGGTTGTCAAAGGTGAAGATCTTTATGTTATCCAAGGGTCAATTTATGACAATGGCTACAAAACAATTGGTCCAAACAAAGTGGCAGTGCCAACAAGACTATTTAAAATAGTTATAGATCCAACTAATAAAAAGATGATTGGGTTTATATTTCCCAACGAAAAGTTGGAAGTAAAAGACCTTCCTAAGTATGTGGTTTCAGTGCAGAAAATCGAGCAGGAAACAAAGATTGATTTTAGTCCAATGATTCCAGGTGATCTTAAAATCCTGGAAAACACCGATCCTGATAAAAAACAGTGGACTAATTTACAATAATTAGATAGAATAAATATTCTATCGTGTCCCTTCTGGCACGAGAAGCATTGGGAGAGAATCCTAATGTCAACCAAAGGAAGAAAAATGAAGAAAGTACTATTAGCCCTCGTAATAGGGGTTAGTATGTCTTCTGCATCATACGCCGTTGATAAGCCGAAAAATACATCGTACGACAAACAAGATATAAAGTTACTAGTAGATATAATCGCAGAAAGACATAAAGTTCCAAACGACCTTGCGCATGCGATCGTCAGCTTGGAATCTAATTATGATCCCACTGTCACAGGCAAACTAGGTGAAATTGGCCTTGGCCAGATTCGCTGTGGTACAGCTAAGTCAGAAGGGTTCAAGGGTAAGTGTACTGAACTTTACAAACCTGAAGTAAACTTAGAGTATAGCATGGCATATCTTCGTTATGCTTTGGATAGAACGAACAACGATATCTGCAAAGCAGCATCGTTTTATAGCAGTGGTCAGATCCCAAGATCAAACAAGACCGCATACTGCAGAAAAATGCTTACCCATCTACAATGAAAAAATTATTAGCAGCTCTTATTATATGTCTGTTGCCTGTCAAGGTGTTAGCTTTTGAATTGACATTATCCGTCGATTTCAATGGAATGTTTGCTAAGCAGCCAGACATCATTAAGGTAGCCATGGACTTCAATGGTTATAATGCTAGTAAGAATAGAAAAGAGCTAAAAGAAATTTTAGACGTAGACCCAGTACAAACACCTTGGTGTGCTGGGTTTATTAATTATGTTTTAGACAAAGCTGGTTATTATACTACCAACAACCTATCAGCCGCTAGTTATCATAACTATGGTATGAGAGTCAAAGAACCACAGCCTGGTGATATAGTTCTGTTAAAAAGATCTGGTGGTAGTGGAAGGCATGTTGCATTTTTTTATGGATATCATAATGAAAATGGAGTAAGGTATATTCAGTTGTTGGGTGGTAATCAAGACAAATCAGTTAACATTACTGCCTATCCGGAAGAACTTGTCGTTGACATCAGAAGACCTATTAAGAAATTTGGATAATAAATAATGTTTTACATTTACCCTGAAAAGGAAACAAGAATGAAAGATACATGGGGCTATCATCTTTTGCTTGATTGCACAAGTGGTGATGTACAACTTATTAGTTCAAAAGAAAATGTTTACAAGTTTATTAAAGAGCTTGTTGTAGCTATTGATATGGTTGCATTTGGTGAACCATGGATAGAAAGATTTGCTACTCATGATCTTTCTAAGTCAGGTATTTCTTTTTGTCAAATGATTGAGACATCAAATATTACAGGACACTTTGTTGAGTCAAATGGCAACTTCTATATCGATGTGTTCTCATGTAAGCCATTTAATAATGACACAGTAATTGAAACTGTTGATAAGTATTTTAAACCAGAAAAAGTTCGTATGCATTACATCTCTCGTGATGCATAATAATTGACGCGGGGTAGCGCAGAAGAAGAGCGTCGGACTCATAATCCGAAGGTCGATGGTGCGAATCCATCCCCCGCAACCATTATATTATAGGTGACCTATGAAAATTGAGCATGCATATATTTTATACATTGATACTCCAGATGCTATTAAGTATATGGAAGAATGTAAAGCTTCGTGTGAACAACATGGTATTCCTGTAACACCATTTCTTGGTATGAAGCTTCCTACATCAACTCAAGAAATATACAATAAGTGGGGATTTAGAGTCGATCCTAGAGTTGATGAACATGCTGTAATCAATCCTAATCATCCTAATCTCAAAGAACACACTGTTTTTAATATTTGGTTTAAAGAACAATTGTGTTTAACTGGTCATCTTGCGATATGGAAAAAAGTATATAACGAACACAAAGGTGCTGTTGCTGTGTTTGAACATGATGCTTTAGTTAAAAGAAACTTTTTGGATATTGATGTAGAAGATGATCAATGGACGTTTTTAGGTTTCAGAGTTGATCATAGAGATGATTATGAATGTATTGATGAACCATTTGTAAAGGTTCCAGTCAATAAGTTTGAAGGAACACATGCTTATGCTATTACTCCAAACACAGCAGCTCATTGTCTTTCAGCTTTAGATAGATGGGATGGAAACAGAGGTTATCTTCCACTTGGAGTTTCAATCGATCATATGATGGGAATTCAAAATGGATTTCAATTTCCACTTATGGTAGTAGATCCTGCTCCAGTAATTGTTCCTTTGGAAAACAAAAAATCTCATACACAGCCTGAAGAAAAGTCAGCTAGATATAATATGATTCCTCCAGATGGATTCTTAAGAGGTATTAAAGAGTCTGCAATTGACAAATATCAAATTGATGAAAAGAATGGATGGTTGATGATATCATGAAAGTATCACTTGGAAAATACCCTAGAAAGTTTAATACTGAACGTAAAATAAAGATTCAGATTGACAAGTGGGATACCTGGTCAATGGATCATACTCTTTCTCTTATCATTCATCCTTTGCTTGTACAGTTACAGGCTACAAAGCACGGTGCACCTCTAGTTGATGATGAGGATGTTCCAGAAGAACTTCGTTCAACATCTGCACCACCATTGAAACACGAACATGATACTGATGATAATTTTCACAAACGTTGGGATTGGGTTCTGGATGAAATGATCTGGACATTTGCACAAAAGATTGATGATAATGCAGATGATCAGTTTCATTCTGGTGAAACAGATATACTTTGGAGACAAGTTGACATCGATGGTAATGTAGTCAATGATACACTTTATAAGTCAGGTGAAGAACCTTTTACAGCAAAAAAAGATGATAATACTTTTTGGGAAATGATAGAAGGTCCAAATCATACTCATAAATTTGATAAAGAAGGCTGGGAGAAATGGAATGCAAGAAAATCAAACGGTTTCAGACTTTTCGGCAAATACTTTGAGGCACTCTGGGACTGAACTACCTTATAATTATTCAGTAGATCAAATGAAAAAGGCAGCATTTGTTGATGAACTAAACTATGCCAAGATATACTTTGAGAATTCTGTTGCAAAAGATTTCATTATAGAGTATCTTAGTATTAGGATTGATGAGATAAACAAAAGGTACAAGTGACATGCCAACTATTACACAAACAGTTGATGTTGATTTTGACTTAGATGATATTGATGACTATGATCTTGTAGAAGAAGTGAGAAGCCGAGGGTTCACAGTATATGAACCTGGTGATGGAGATGATGAACTCATTCATACCATTCAAGATCGTGGCTATACTGTTTATGGTAAACTTCATCATAAAGATGATGATATTACAAAACTATATACAACTTATATGACTACATCACCAGAGTTCTTTGAAAAAGAACTTAAAAAATATTTTCGTGAGAAATTAAACGTAAACCTTTATTGAGATGGTCGCTTAGCTCAGCTGGACAGAGCAACGGATTTCTAATCCGCAGGTCAGAGGTTCGAATCCTCTAGCGATCGCCAATATGCCCTCGTAGACCAACAGGCAGAGTCAGGAGACTTAAAATCTCCGTAGTATCAGTTCGAATCTGATCGAGGGCACCATTTTAGAAAGATACATTATGGCAAAATTTATTAAACTAACTAACGATACTGAAGCACATAAAGGTAATCCAATCTATATTAATGTGGACCACGTCACTGCAGTATATGAAGTTGCTAATCCTCCTGGAGGGTTCAAAACATTTGTATTTGGTGGTCATACAGGAGTTCAGTGGGAAGTTGAAGAGTCTCCTAAAGATGTTATTAATAAATTAGAGAGTATTGTTTATGATTCATGAATATGTTGTAAAGAAAAAACCCTTTATTCAAAAAGCAATTCAATTTACTAAAGAACTTACAGACGAAGAACTTCGTCGTTGGTCAGATGATCATGCGTTTATCACACAACTAGATCGCGATGATGAACCTTGTGTTATGATTTTAACACTCGAAGGTGCAATGAAAGCTCATTATGGTGATTATATAATGCAGGGTGTAAATGGTAATGACTATTACCCTGTAAAAGAATCAATAATGATTAAATCATATGAGTTCTTGAGGGATTGATATGAGTGCAAACATAGTAGCTGTAACAAGACCAACCAGTGGTCTTGGAATTGACGACTTCATTGCATATGTTGCAAGAGTATCAAATCCTTCTAATCAAAACAATACTGAGACATCTGGTCGTTTAATTAAATACCTTGTTAATAATAAACATTGGTCTCCTTTTGAACTTGTTCATGTTGTTATGGAAATTGAAACAACTCGTGACATTGCTAGACAGATTCTTCGTCATCGTAGTTTCACATTTCAGGAGTTTAGTCAACGTTATGCAGATCCAACCAAAGATCTCGGGTTCACCACTCGTGAAGCGCGTCTCCAAGATACAAAGAATAGACAAAACTCAATTGAATTCAATGATGAAGAACTCCAAGGAACATGGGAGCTTCTCCAACAAAACTCAATCAACTACTCTCGAGAGATCTATAAATGGGCAATTGAAAAAGGAATTGCCAAGGAACAAGCTCGAGCAGTCCTTCCAGAAGGTCTTACTGTTTCTCGCATGTATATGTCTGGCTCTCTTCGTTCTTGGATTCATTATTGCCAACTAAGATGTGCCAATGGTACACAGAAAGAACATCGTGAGATTGCTATAGATTGTTGGTATAAGATAATGGAATTGTTTCCTAGCCTAAAAGAACTAAATCTAATAGATAAATGATGTTGACTTTGTCAGCAAACTATACTAATATAATCTCAAAGGGAATACAATGATTAAGTTCAAAAATAGTAAGCTAGTATTGAAAAAAGATCTTGACAAGTTGAAAAGCCTTGCAGATTTTGTTTTAGATAAATTTTTTACACAAAATAGGAAGAAAAAGCTTCATATTGATATTT